CAGGTGCTGGATCGGTCATTGACTGTCGCCTCCTGGGCGTTCTTCCCAGCCCCCTGGGCGGAGTTGGTTTAGATCAGGAAGCCGTTGGCGTTCAGGAGTCGTAGCGCCTCGCTGCGATTCCCGTTCGCCTGGCGGTAAATGGCTTCCGGCATCAATCGCGCCTCACGCTGTGCGCGGCGCAATGTTCGTGGTCGAGCAGCGGAGGACATGCCCCGCCGCGAATTAACGACGCGGTTCATGTCCGCGCCATCGAGGATGGCTTTTGTGTCGGCTTGCGAAAGGCCGCGAATCTGGCCCTCTTCAAGCAGTTGCCGTGGTGTGGCTACTAATTCCCCGGATCCCGACTCGGGAGCAGGTAAATGCGTACAGTCACAGCCGGGGTGGCGCTGAAAGCCGGAACTGAAGCGATACCAACGACCGGCCAGGATGGCGCATCGTGGGCACGATGGCGGCGAAACGACTCGGACGTATCCCATGCGCGGCTGCGCGGCTGTGGCAATGCCGTCTGCCACACGGCCAGCGTCAGCTATTTGGGTCTTCAGTATCAGATCAAGCGACAGTCCGCCGGTCAGCAGCGCCTGATCGATGGTCACACCCTGCGAGATGGCGCGCTTGGTGATGATTGCTGGCGCGGTCAGCAGTCCACTCAGCGAACGTCCATCTGACGCCACGCCTGACAGTGCAAGAGGATTCACCCGGCCAGCGGTATTGAGCTCGATACCCTGCGCTGCCAGTACACCCGCCACATAGTCGTCGGCTTGTCCGGCGACAGCTCGTTGCGATGCCGTGACCAGCGCGAGTAGTCCGACCATGCGGCCTACCCAAGATCCGGAGATATTCGCCCCATCGACCTGACGCCAGAGCCGTACGCCGTCGGCGGCAACGGCTGCCGCGACAGTCTGCCGCGTACGCCTGTGCTGACGCGCTATATCAAGCGCCGACACCGGTCGGCTCCGTGGGCTGGGAGCCGTTCAGTGCCTCGCGTACGGCGCTGAGTGTCGGATCGTTGCGGGCGGCCTCTTCATCCTCGCGCTCCATCAAAGCGATCTGCGCGTCGGTGTAACCGAGGTCGCGGCGAGTCTGACCGAGAGAGACGATCTTCGCCTGGAACTTCTTCACAGCCGCATCAGCAGACTGCGCGACAGTGGGCGTCGAGGCGTCCCGCCAGCGCGTTTCGAGGCGTCGATAACGCGGATCCCAATCACCGTCCAGCAGACGCCGGACAATCCGGCCGGCCTGCTCGTAAGAGCCCCCATAGGCGCGCTGCTTGCGCTCGGCGCGCTTGATCAGACGAACCTCCCCGGCTTTCCGGGACTCCGCAGATGGCGGATTGTCGGTCGACAAGCCCAGATAGTCCGGCGCAAGCCCTGAAATGCTCGCGACCAGTTGCGCCAGCTGGTTAATGGACTCGTGGAAATTCTTCAGGTCCGCTGCCTTGAACTCGAAATGCTGACCGTCGGGATTCTCTAGCGCCAGCAAGCGGCCCATGATGACCTGCAGCGCCGTCTGTGGGTTGCCGTCCTGATCTTGCAAGTCTTCGGGAGTGACGCCCCACAGGCCGCGCAAAGGCAAAGCGTGGAACTCGGCCGCCAGCATCATGTCAGTGCCCAGCTTGTTGGCCGCATCAGACAGCGGCAGGATCGGCGCCAACTCAGAGGTCCCGTAGCGCACAACGTTCCCGTTGCGATCCCTGCGCGAGGACTGCAGGCGTGCGCGGTTTACGACGGGAACGACTGGAACCTCGCCCAGCTTGTGCTCGTCCCGGTCGATCTCGCGCCAGCCGCCATCATGGACGTACCAGACGGTTCGATCCGGCAGATACAGCGTTGCGTAGCGTTCGCTCTGCTGCGTCAGTGTGTCCTGTTCAAGAACACGTCGCAATGCGGCGCGAACCTTACGGGTGCGCGGGTCGATGTCGGCGAACACCTCAAGTGGCGACTCCGCCGACATCAGGGGAGTGTTGGCGTCGTCCTCATTGGTGCCGATGGTCAGGTAGTAACGGCGCATGACCAGCGCATCGACGTGCCCCAGCTGGGACTGCTCGTCCATGTTGTTGGCCTGCCAGACCCGCCACAGGTCTTTGTCGCCCTCCCCCTCATCAGGGAGCCGGAAGCCCTCGACGTCGAGCCGTTCTTCGATCGCGTCGACTACCAGCTGCGGCCAGGCGATGATGACCGGCTGAATCCGGTCGCCGATCTCTCGGAATATCTCCGGGTGCATGTACGTCAGCGGTTGCGTGCCCTCGTAGTAGCGGTCGAGCGCTTCAAGCTCTTGGCGTTCCGCGTCATGACGAAGGCTCAGATAATTGACCCATTCGAGGTCATCGGTGGGCACTGCCACGACCAGACCTCCTATCCCATGACGACGGCTCGCTGACGGCTCTTCCACAACTTCGCGGCCGTCACGTCTCCGGCAGCCTCATTTGCCAGCACCGACACCACAGCCATGTCGATCTTCCGGCCATCGCCAGGCTTGGCAAGGACGTAGCGGTTCATCGGCCGGGCGGCCTTGCGGGCGTTGCGAACATGGCGTGCGGTGATCTCGCAGCCGTCGTGGTGGAACGAGCTCTCGGCTTTGCCGACGTCGGTCAGCAGCCGTTCGCTCGCACCGTGCATCTGGACGATGCGCTGCGTGTAGAACCTCAGCACCCGCTTCTCGCCGTACTTCTCCGCCCAGCCGTCGACCTCGGTCTCCCAGTACGGCGGATCGGCGTTCATGCGGATCACGTCGAAGTTCTCGAACAGCCAATCCACGGCGGCGTCGACCTCAAGGCGTGGAACCTGGTCTCCGTAGTCGGCCGGATTCCAGATCGTCGGGCCGCCGTGCGGCGTTTCCGGGGTGAACTGGTAGCCCTCGCGGGTCTGCGCCCTGATGCCCGTCCAGTCGTCCACGTCCGAGCCGTCAAAGCCGAGCACGAGCTGTATGCGGCGCCCAGGCTCGATCAGGGTTGGCTGTTTACGTGCGTCCCACTTGTCACCGTCCATCCACGAACCAAGACCAGCGACGATCTTGTTGCCGTAGAACCGCTCAGCCTGGCCTGGGTCCTTCTCCATCAACTCGGCGGCCTCGGCCTCGATGCCATCGAGATCGGCATGCGGCGAACCGGTGTAGTTGAAGACGTGAATCTTCTTGCGTTCGGCCTTGTTCTTGTAGCTCAGGTTCGCCGGGGGTGGCTCGTAGAACCTGAAGAGGTCCTTCGCGCTCGACTCGCGCGTGCGCTGCGCAACCGACTGCTCGGACGGGTCATAGCAGTTGGTCGTCTCGATCGATCGGCCACCCATCGCGGCAGCACCACGGCGCATCGTCTCAGCGACCTTGATGAGCTTGTTGGTCTCGGTGTACAGCTGCGTCTCATCCTGCACGCAGAACGTGATCGGATTGCCCAGCCGCGACTGCGCCGACGACGTCACGACGTCGATGCGGTTCTCGTCCGGATCGTTACCGTCACCCAAGATGCGAATGAAGCCCTCGCGGACCTTCATGCGGTCGCGTAAACGTTCGCCGCGAGCCATCCGCTGCAGGGGGCGATAAACGTTATCGACCTGATCTTCAGAGGTCGCCAGCAGCTGAATCAGCGGCGTAGGCCACGGGTGACCCATTGGCTCGCCGGGTCTGTAGATATGCCACGCGTCCGGATCGCCGGACGTACCCCACCCGCAACCACAGCCCCATTCCGAGCAGCGGTAGACCTCGCCACCTTTAGCCCAACCGACAAACAGCACTGGCCCCACAGCTTCGGCAGACACGATCGCCGCCGACCACGGACCCTTGCCCGTCTTCTGTGGCGCGATGATCTGCGAACGCCGATTTCGGAAGGCTGCCGACCGGATCGGATACACATCCGGGTCTTCGCCGTAGCCGTCCGGCTGCCGAGCCTTCGGATTCACCCGGTAGTGGTTGACCGTCGCCCACAGCTGCCAGTCATACATCCGGAACTGACGGCCCTTGTGGAACCCGTCGGGGATGATGCAGTGGCGCTGGATCCACGCCGGAACGACCCACAGCGCCGGGAAATCGACGACGTAAGGGCTACGCTCCACCGTCTACGACCGCGAACCGAGACCGCGGGTCGTCCTCGTCCTCTTGCGGCCTTTTCGGCTCGGATCGCTTCTCGGCCAGCTCGTCGACAGCGACCTTCCAGCCCATCTCAGCCAGGCCGGCCGTCGTCAGACCGATCTGATCGGCGAAACGGTGAAGGCTGTTCTTATCGGCTGCCGTCGCCTCGTCGCTCTCGCAGATGACGAACGTACGCACCCACATGGCGATCGTGTTGACCCGCCACGACTCCGACGGCATCGACCACGCACACGCCTGCGGAGTGGTCCACGCCCACTCCCACAGATCGGACTCGCGATCAGCCACGACCTCCGTGGCCTCGTCGTCGAGCACCTGGAAGCGCCGCTTCTCCTCGTACTCCCAGCGATACACACGACGGCGCGTCAAAGGGAACCTCGGCGCCGGACCGTCGAAACCT